CGCCTGCAAAGCCTCGACCTTAGACGAGGACGACTGCATCTGGTAGTGCCTCGTCTGGCTTGCGTTCCATCGCTGAGCCTGACTTTGAGCAGACTGCATGCGGTCATAAACACGGGACTGTACAGCCTCACGTGCTTGCGGAGACAACTTGCCGACAATCGCGTTGACGTCACGAGTCATCGCCTCCATTGCGGGCTGGTAATCATCCATTGCATTGCGGCCCATCTTTGTGAGATAGCCAGTCTCTGGATTGTTGAGATGCGCGTCGATCGCACTCATCACCTCGCGCTCGGCATCGTCGCTTTCGGCCTTGATGACACGGGCGCGCTGAACGTCTAGCGCCTTGACCGCAGAGTTGGCCCACTCCTGCACAGGCATGAGCGCCTTCTTCATAACGGCGTCATAGTCCGTGCGATCCTGAGGCACGCTGATAGGCGAGAACCCAGAGTTACCCGAGTCCCGCACCTGAGGCAGGCCGCCCTGAAAAGTCGGAACCATTGGCATTTAGTACCCTTCGATCATCGTCTTCTTGTAGCTGGACGCAATGTCCGGGTAGTTCCATCCACCACTGCTTTTGCTCGTGTCAAACATCCCGGAAGCATTCATGAGCATGTAGTTGTTGGCCACTTGAGATGCGCCGCCCAACAGCGTCGTACCGAACTTGTCCCACTTGTTGACCTTCTGCGCCTCGGCCTGAAGCGCCTGAGCCTCGTAGCCGACGCCCTTCCACCGGTAACCCCACGCCTCAGACAAGGCATTCGACTTGATTTGATTGACGTCCATCTCCTTGACGATGTCAGTGGACGCTTGCATTTCGGCAGCGCTACCTTCGCCGACTGCGATGCCGTTGGCGGCAAGAGCCGCGCGCTGAGCAGACTTGACCTGCCCGGCCGCCATCGTTTTCGACACAATCGCCTTCTCGGACGCACGCAAAGTTGCTTGATACTGGCGCTCCATCATCTGAGCATTGATGCGGGCAATGTTGGCCTGAGCCTGAGCGGCCGCGTTCGAATGCTTGGAAACACCGAAAGAGCCGAGCGCCGTAATGGTGTTCGTGATGCCCTGCGTGATGAGCATCCCGTACCCGAATTGAGCAGGAGTAGCAGACATAGAAAAACCCTCTAAGATGCCTACACCTTAGAGGGCCTATCTCCCTACACGCGCACGATCACGAGAGCTCGAGCACCGTCGTCATGCTCACGATTCTCAGTGGCAACGGGTATTTCTGCCGAACGCAGACTTGCCCGCTCTGAGACCACTGCGGCTGAATCTGGAAGCCTATCTCGTCGGTAATCGGTTCGGGAACATTGCCAGCGAACTCTGTCGAACGAGACGGGTATTCAGAGAGCTTGTCGAACGACGGACCCGCCTGAGTGCCTGACGAATTAACCACACGAAAGAAGACCTCGCGAACGTTCTTCTTGTGTCCGGACCCGTATGAACCATCCTGAAGCGCCATCGCCACTGGCAGCGTCTTCATGTCCGCCGTGAACGGAAGGCCGACGTGGACGATCTCTGCAGGATAGGTAAGCGTGATCTTCCCGTCCTTGACGACCTGTTGAGGCTCGACTGCACCATCGGCAAGAATGCTGACGGTCTCACCCTCGAGCCACGTGAGCCCCGTGATCTCCTTCTTAGCCTCGCCACGGTATGTGCCGGCACAGTCAACGTAGACGCATTCCTTGAGATCCGTGTACTGACGTTCGTTCATGCGTTCGACAAAACGAACAGCTTGCCCATTGACAGTTCGCATGACTTCCACGTAGACGATGTCCTCGTCTCCCTCGGCCACGACGCAAGCTGATTCAATTGATCCCTTTGTCTCGATCGTAGAAAAGCCGCCGACCTGCTGTTCGGGAACGTATGCCATCGCGACCATCTTCCCTGACGAGGAGACTGCCCAGACCACGGGAGACGGCGCTTTTGAGTAGGCCAGATCAACAATCGTCAGGTTGTCGAAGAGGTGAGGAGCGCGAAGACACACATCGCCAGAGATGTAGCCGCCAGCCTCGTAGTTGTATCCGAGCTCACGGAGATGCCCGCCACGGCCCGCGCCATAGATCATGCTCGAGCCTACGACAAGCGGCTGCACATTGGACGCGCCCACATATGACTGTGGTCGAACCGACATCGACTCTGGCGTAATGGCGTCTGAGTTGAGAGGTGAAACACGCCACTCGGCAGCCCCCGTCATGAGCATCAGTTGGGCCAAAGGCACGATGTGCAGAATCCTGTTCGCCTCGCGGGCCGCCACTCGAACGGCAATTCGGTCATCAGACTGCGACGGCAGGGAGAAAGACATATCGGCCTCCGTCCCCGGACGCGTGGCCCACAAGTTGTTCGGCCGATTCTGAGTGCCTCCAAACCACCTTCGCTGCTCAAAGTATGAGACAGCCCCCGGGTAATCAGGAGCCTGACCGACATTGGCAGAAAGAGACGCGCCACCACCCGTTGACGAGACGACAGACAAGTTTGGTGACGAATAGTTCTGACCACCAGAACGGATTGTGACTGATACGACCCGACCATTCTCGATGACGGGGACAAGATCGGCACCGTACCCAGTCGAATCCGTGACCACAATTTTCGGGACATCGTGGGACGTTGTCAGCGGGAAGCGGTAGAGAGTTGCCAACTGCCAGTGCCTGTTGTGGCACTTGATCACAAGCTTTGGGTTATCGTACCCGATGCCTCTCGACCGTATCTCGATACCCGTCACGCAGGCTGTGCGACCACCAGAAGCAGGCCCACCAGTAGCGGCATAGGTCTCCCCTGTGATTAGCCTGATATCCGCCCCAGAGCCATGGCCGTTGGGGTCTTCAATCTCCCATGTCAGGTTTGCCTTGCTTTGTATATTGACCGGGAAGCCCGTACTCTGTTGCTTATAGCCGTCTCCCCAGTCGTATTCGCAAACGTTGACAAAATCTGTGATGTACTTGGCCGGCACATACCCGCTCCCGCCATTGTTCACTCTGACGGACGTGATGCCCTTGGATGAGTAGAAGGCGTCATCGTAGTGCGGGGGCGTTATGGACGCATCTGGCGTGATGTTCTCATCGATGATCTGCGTCGTGTCGGTCTGGCCGACATACGCCCATACGCCGCCCTGATCTCGATAGACGCGATAGAGACCCGCACCCGCCACAGCGTTCCACCTGATCGTGTTGTACGAACCGTCGCCATACGGGTTGCAATCAATCGTCACGGATGAGGATCGAACCGACTCCTCGGTCCCGTCAGCAAGCAATGCCGTCACGGCGTAGGTTCTCTTGTAGTCGGTCGGATTCGTCACGTCCTTGTTGATTGTCTGAGACGCAGACAGTCCCGTTGGCGCAGACAGCGACGATCCGAACTTGATGTCAACCAGACGCCAGTCCGTGGCCCCGTAGCGGCGCAACTCCTTCGGCGGATAGTTCGGATGAACCAGTGTCATCACGTCGGCTGACTGGACGTAGTGAATGTCAAAGAGGTCGGCCTCGATGTACGGCGTCTCGATCTCATACGGTTGTCCATTGTTGCCCAGCACGGTCTGCCCTTGCGTGTGAAAGCGGACATACCTCTCGCCGAGCTCGAGCACCATCGTCTGCGAGATGGAAAAGTTGAACGGGATGAGTCTGGCCTTCTTGCCCGCGTGCTTTGTATGGTTGACATACTTGAACCCAGGTCGCATCACGATCGGCCCTTGCGGCTCGATCAGGAAGTTCTTGCACAGCGCCATGCCGGTCTGGTACTTGCCGTCATCGATGCGGGCGAACATCGAGGGAGAGACCTCTCCGCCGTTGAAGGCGCGTTGATATTGTCGAATTGCCATCAGATTACCCTCGCACGCAAGCCGGACGGCAACGGCCACTCATCGCGACGACGATGAACAGACATCTTCGAATCAACCGTTTTGGCTCGAGAAAGCGCAGCCTCATACTGCTGCAGGAGACGAACAGCCGCGTCACTCGAACTATCCGAGCGCTTGACGGGGCCAACAAGAAAGGACGCAAGAAGGATCACCAGAGCCTGCACAAAGTAGGTCGGGAATACCGTTGCTGTGTCTACATAGGAAACATATGTCAGCACGACATTCGTCGCATTCGTGAAGACGGCACGGCCCGAGTTCGACTCATAGAGCTCGACCTCAAAGTCAAGCGGCAACCCTTCCTTGCCAACTTCAGATACGCGAAGCAGACGCACGCAGTCGGACGGCAGGAGATAGCCGTGCTTCCACTCATAGAGATCCTCGTCCACGTTTGAGAGCTCGACGCCTCTGGAACGCCGGATCGCAAAAGACCAATCGTGCTCCTCATAGAGCTTGCGCAGAGCAAGCGGATACCATCGAGCGCAGTGGCCGGCCCGAGGCGATCCGTCCGGCGGCGTAATGGATGTCACATCACCAGAGTCGCCAAGCATGCCGAGCGCAAGGTTGCAGATGTCTACAGCAGTTGCCATAAAGAAAAAGCGGGACGTTTGTCCGCCCCGCCTCCTGAAAGAATTTTCAGCTGTTCACGCGTCAGGCGGCAGCGCCCGGCAGGAACTCAATGCCCTCGACCTTGTACGTCGTCGGGACTTCAACAACGTCGCTCAGATAAGCCGTCATTGTGCCGGCCGTGATCGTGCTCGGCGTAGTAACGAGGCGAACATAGCGACGGTGCTTGAGCGGCATCGGAAGAGCAAGCCCCTTCGTCGTGTCAGCCGATGCAAGCGCACCGGTCTGAACTACCGGCTTGAACGAGCTGTTGTCGTCGGAGTCCTCGATCGCGATGACGATAGAGGTGCCCTCAAGAGCCGTCGGGAACTTGCAGACCACATAGAGCGGTCGATCATTCAGGCCGGTCGTCGGAGCCTTCTGAAGGAAATCGATCACATCAGAAGTGATAGCAGTGGTAGCCGCCTTCTTCTCGCAGAACGCGAGTTTAATATCCATCATCTTTCCTCTCCTTACTTGAGAATCTTGCCCGTGTTAGGCATGATGTCCGTCCCAAGTCGATGAATCGGCACGCCGCGGAACGTCATGCACTTGCGACCCGCGACCTCATCCTGAGAAAGAAGAACGTTGTCCTTGTTCAGGATCTGGCGGGCCAGGAAGCTACGGGTGTTGTCGTTCATGTAGAAGGCGACACGACCCTGCTGCTCGTCGGGCAAGCGCTCAAGAGCATCGATCATCAGATCGAGAAGGTCCGGACCCGTCGTGTTCTTCTTCGTCAGCTTCGTGGAGTCGATGTTGGCGATGCGGACGACGCGCTGCGGATCGTACATGGCAACGCCAATATCCCAAGCAAATTCCGTAATTTCTGCACGGAAGCGCTTGCCGTTGGCGTCAAACGCGTACTGTTCGCCCATGTTCTCCACAGAGAGACCAGCGTTGGAACCGTTCTCCGGATAGAAAAGATACGTCGAAGCAGGATCCCAGTTGATCAGAAGGATGTCCGTCTGCTTGTTTTCGGTCGTACCCTTGGCGTCGATGATTCGATCGGCAAACGCTTCGTTCTGAAGCGTGACGATGTTGAGAATGCCGTTCGGGTCGCGGCTTTCGAGGTTGCTGTCGCCGTAGAGGACCTTCTTGAGGACAGACCGGGAGAGGCCGCGCATGAAGCCTTCGTCCGTGCGAAGACGGAAGGCGGCGCGCTCATTGGCCTTGCGGGTGTCGAGAAGGGACTTGTCCACTTCGGAGCGGGAACGGACCATGGCGGCAGCGTAGCGAACGTCCGCGCCCGTCACGCGCTCAGCATCCCAACCTTCGTTGAATGCTCGCACCTGACCTTCCGGGTAGGACGTCACGACCTTGCCTCGGTCACCGAAGCCGTCATTGCCACGCTGGATGACAGCCTGGTCAAAGAAGCCGTTGTAATCTCTGATGGTATGGATAAGCTGGCGCACCGGCTTATCGCTGGTAAGACCTTCGAAGTCCGCCAGAGTGATCGGATTCGAGTCAGTCACAACATTCGGCATTTACTTGCCTCCTTTCATTGCGTCTTGGTAAAACTGCTCGGCGGTATATCGTCCGTCTTCGGCAGATCCGCCACCGGGGTACTTCGCCTCGCCGAAAGCGCGACCAATGCGGCTCAGCAGTCGCAAAGCGCCCGGGTGGTTTCCCATCGGGGAGCTTAGGAACTCCTGAATGTCCGCATCGACCTTTCCGTCAGCGTTACGCGCGAAGGTGTCGCGCAGGCGAGCGATGTCAGAGAGCGACTGCGTGAGCTTCTGGCCGCCGAACTCCTTGTCGGCTTTCGACTGTTCCATCCACTCGTTCGAGATCTCTGCGATACGTTCGGCCGAGCGCTTCTGAAGCACGGGGGCCATCTTGTCAAGGAAGCCTTGGGCCTGATCCTGACTGAGATTGAGCTCCTTCGCCACGCCTTGGAAGGCCGTGCCGACTTCTGCATCGAGCTCGGTACCTTCAGGCATCTTGAAGTCCTCGTACTTCTCGGGGGCTCCCTGCTTCTCGCCTTCGCCCTCCTCTTTCTCGGCACCCTCTTCGCCTTCTGCCTGACCTTCAGCACCGGCTTCGCCAGCCTCACCGTTGCCGCCTTCCTGCGGCTCGGCCTGCTGCTTACCCTCGTTGCTTTCGGCAGACGTCAGCAAAGTGCCTGCATTCGTGTCGGACTCTTGTGCGGCAGGAGCGGGCGCAGTGCCCTCACCACCGGTCGGAGTCTGTTCAGTCGCTTCCATTCGCTTCGTCCTGCATTAACCTGTAAGCATTCGCATCCACCGACATGATTCGATCGAGGAGCTTCAGCCCGACATTGCGCTGGCCCTCATTGAAGGCCATCACGGCAATGTCACGATCAAAGCTGTTTCGGTAGATGCCCGTGTCGGAAAGGAGCTGCCACAGAACGATGCGTCCGTCGCGCGTGGCCAGTACGGCCTTCAGCGCATTGGCAATCTTCTGAAGCCTGATCCTCTCCTCTTCTCGAGCCTCGACCTCCTCCCTGCGGAAGGGATCGCGCTCAGGTGTCATGATGTCAGTCGTCATACTTCACACGCGCACTTACTGCTGCGCCATTGCCGCAAGTCCCTTGACGGCCTGACCGGCCATCGTGGAATCGTCGGACGGAACGCGGCCGAGCTTCGCCAGAGCGTCGGCAGACTGTTGCATCTGTTCGGCCTGCGCCTGCTGTTGCTGGGCCTGCTGTTGCTGTTCAATCGCCGCCTGCGCCTCATCGGTTGGAACGACGACGGACGGAGCAACAGAGAAGTAGTCCGCATACTCGTCAACGAGATTGAACGCATTGAGCTTCTGCAGGATGTTCGGATTGACCTGAGCTGCCTGCATGACGCGACTCACGAACTGGTCGAGGCTGTTGGCACGGATCGCGCGTTGAGAGCGCGCCAGCATGGACGTGTACTCGACCGACAGCTTCTGCCCTCGGAGCTCTTCAGGAGGCGGCGGAAGCTGGCCCTGACGCGCGAGGATGTCAAAGCATCGCTCGATGAGCGGACGCAAGACCTCCTCGTTGAGACGAGAGAGCACGGGCCCGAGCATCATCAGCTTTTCCTCGTGACGCTCGGCCACTTCGGTAGCCGTCATCTGCCCGTGACCGGCATTCGCGATCATCATGAATAGGTCAACGTTGAAGGCCGAATTGATGCGACTGCGAACGTCGGCAATGTCTTCGCGCAGGTCTCCGAGCGGCAGGTTCACCGCGAAAGCAGGCTGCACCTGATTGCCCGCCCCCGGGTTGTCAATGTAGCTTCGTCCGCCGGGCAGGAAGTCGACCTCGTTGTCTCGAGCGTCTGCCGGCATGATGAGCGGCGGATTGACCATGTAGTCGACCGCATTGCCCTTCTGCACCTGATGGTGATTGAGTTGAAGCGCGTCACCGATTGCCATCATGCCCGGAGCTTCCTCCGAGTAGACGTCAGAGGCTGATGCGCCCCACCTTCCGACGACGGCAGGGAAATCGCGATAGCCAGACTCGTCAAGTACGCCCGACGCGTCCTCATCATGATCGACCTGAATGACGACAGACCTCCACGGCATATTTCGGTTGTCGAGCTTGCTTGGATCGCGGTCAAAGCGCGGCTCAATGGCATGTATGCAGACGAAGGGTTCATCTACCTTCCCCTCGTCGTAGTTGGTCAGAACTGCGCGAGACACGCGGTTCCGTCCGTAGCGAGAGACGAGCTGCCCCGCCGTCATCGTGAAGCGACGATAGAGCGTGTCGGGGCGGCCTCGGAAGTCACACCCGATGCAATACTCACCGCACACGAGAGGATGCGCCACGAAGCTGTAGACGGGATCCTCGACGATGACAAAGGCCGCCACGCCGAAGACGCCGACCTCTCGCCATGTGTGCTGCAAGGCCTGATAGACGTTCGTCTGAGTGAAGGCCATCTCCATGATGCGCTGGACATCATCAAGCCAGACCTTCACGGCGTGCGACTCATCGAGGTCAGGAGAGCCAGTCGTCAACGAGAACCACTGCGACGACGGGTCCGTCATGCCGGACATTAGACCGGCCTGCAGAATGTTCGCAGCGCGGACCGCCGTCGAGTCATAGATGCGATTCCAGCGGTCCCGCCCCTCGTTCGTCTTTGATTTGGTGTACAGGAAGCGGCCTGACGCAGGCGTAATGTGGCGACTGATCTCGAGCCACTGTGAGACGTATGGCTCACGCTCTACCTTCAGGCGCTCCCACCTGCGAAGGACACGCTCACGCAGGTCCTTATCCTTCATGGCTTACCCCAACTTGCCGCCGGCACCAAGGTTCAGATCTCCGACGCCACCCGCACCTGTGAGGAGCGTGGAGCCGCCTGACAGACCCGCATTCGTGTTCTGATCGAGGATCGAGCCTACGTCTGCCGACTGTCCCCCCTGCTTGCGTTGCTGTTGTCGCTGCTGAGCCGCCTGCTCCTTTGCCTGCTGCTCTGCGCGCTTGGACGCGGCCTCTTGGGCCTTTGCCTGCTTGTTGCCTGAATAGACCGAAGCGGCTGCGCCTGCCGCCGCCATTGCACCTGCGGCCCACATAGCCGCCGCACCCGTTAATGCCATAACGATCTCCTACAGTTGTTGCCAAAAAGTCACTTCGACAGGACGGCCGAACATTTTTTCCATCGCCTTTTCAGCGACAGTTTCTTTGCGAACGCCCCAGTAAAAGCCAAGGCATCCATGAGATGCCGCCAGATCAGATGCCGCCTTCATCAAGTGTTTAGCAACGCCTTGCCCGCGAAGTGCCGGCGAGACCCATAGCAGCTCGGAGTGAGCAACAACTGCGCCCTTTTTGATGGGTAACGGTGTCTCGAAGAAACTCACGACACCAACAAGATTCTCGCCATCAAATGCACCGATGCTGTAGAACGTGCCGCTCAACTCACAGCGGAAGTACATCGCCTCGTCAACGTCCGGCATGTACTCGACGTGTTGAACGTCCTTCTTGTACTGCTCGACGATCGCCGGCCATGCGGGATTTCCCCAAGCCTCACGGCACGTGATTCGTCTGATACTGATAGCCATGATGAATGCTCCTTAATGCGTACATCCTCCATCAACATCAACAGCACACGCGCACTGCAAAAAAACATGTCAACTAATGCGATTCTCTCTATTGGCCTTCTTTTACTTGGATTCTCAGCCGCAGCGGCATGGATTTACGAAAAGCACCGTTTGCGCAAACAAGCTCTCGCATACCTTCGAACCGAATACCTTTCAAAAATTCACTTGGGGCAGCCGTTCTCGCTTGAGCAGCTGATGATCTCGAAGAAAATTTCTTTCGTTGCCAGCATGTTACTTGACGATGATCAGATCTTCAGATCGAAAATTTCCGAGCGAGCTTCAGAAAGCGTAGAAGCCGCAGCCTGCGTCCTCTTATCGAGAGCATTTTCCGTAGTCATCTCTTGCGAAAGCGAAAGTATTAAAACCAGCAACAAGGTTTTGTATTGCTTTTTCTCCTACTACCAAACAACCCTATCCATCCTCCTAAACGCAAACGGTCTGACTGAAGCTGAGAGGAACGGTCTCCCATTCCTCATCGCAACGAGCTTCCCAAAGGGGACTTTCCAACGCGCCTCTACCCTAAACATGGCGGACATCATCGATAAGGATCTCGGCTTCTGATCTCCTGGCGTCGTCGCCCTGCCGGCGGCGTCGGGTTGTCGATGTACTCGTTCATACGGACGGCGAACGTGAGCGCCAGCGCGTCGGCATTGTCAGGCGACGCCATGCCACGCTTCTTCATGTCCTCCTTCTTCTCGAGCAGGATTTGATTCGTTGGGGTGTAGCCGTATTCAACGCCCGTCAGGTCAGTCTCAAGATCAGAGTCCTGCGGCAAGCAGCCACCCTGCGCGATCCACTCTTTCATGCGTCCCCACATCTCAGCACGGAGATTCTTGTAGCGCTGTGTATTCGTAGCGCCAGAGCCGAAGTTGATCGCATTGACCGGATACCCGTTGTGACGAAGCCAGTCGACAGGAGATGCCCCAACGCCGCCCGTGTCCACGTTGATCACGATCTTGCGCACGCCCATCTTGCGCAGATGGTTGTAGTGCTCTGCCACCTTCGCGCCGAGGTCATGCCCATCGAGGCCATGGTACTTCTGCTTTGCGATGGAGCGCCCGTCAAGAGCGAAGCGCGTCCAAATCACCGACGCGTCATCACCGAAGCGCGCCACGTCGACGCCGATGATCGCTACCGTCTGCGCATAGTTGACGACGCCCATAGGTCGCTCCATGGCGGCCTGGACGATGTCACGAGGAATGAACTGCATGCTCGAGCTATTCGGGAACTCTCCTCGGACACGAACGCGGAAGAAGTCAGAGTCCTCGCCATAGTCCGCGAGCCATTCAGCAATCTTTTTCTTGTCCGTCATGGCGGCGTCGCGGCCGTCGACGTGTCGATTATTCCAACGGTGACGGAAGCGATTGAAGCACTCATAGAAGCGCCCGGTCGAGCGCGTCGGGTTCCCGAACGCAAACCAAAAGATCTGCGTCTCGCTGTCAGTCAGAGCGCCTTCCGTGACCTCCCAGATGCAATCAGCAATAGCCGATGCTTCGTCGAAGATCACGATGATGCGGCGCTTCTTGTTATGCAAGCCGGCGAAGCCTTCAGGCTTAGTCTCTGACCACGGGATAGCGTCAGCACGCCATGTCTTATCGTGGCCCGGCTGCTTGCATGCAACGGACATAGCCGACACTGAGAACCAATCCTTGAAGATGCAGAGGTTGTGCCACTTCGCCACTTCTGCGAACGTCTTGGTACGAAGCTGGTTCTCGGTGTTAGCAGTCACGACGATTCGAGTATCCGGGAACGTGCAGAGGCCCCATAGAATGATCCAAGCGACAAGGCCAGACTTACCAACGCCGTGACCTGCAGCCACCGCGTACTGCATGACGTGCTCCCAAGCCTCGCCAGACTGTAGCTTGTCTCTCATGTCTGTCAGGATTGAGGTCTGCCACTTGTCGGGACCGGCCATGCCCTCGAGGGAATCTTTGCCCCATGGGAAAGCAACCTGCACGAAGCGCAGAGGATCCGAGGAGCACTCAGCGGCCAGATACGTCATAGCCTTGCCGATGCCGGCTTTCGTAGTGAGGTCAAACTTAGGCGTTGTCATTGTCATTTGCGCAGAAGGTCCTGGAGAGTTTCTGAGAGCGTCTGAATGGTCTGATCCTTGTCGACCTGTTCGCGGCCCATGCCAAGGCACTGGGAGAGTGTCTTGAGCGCGGCATTCGCGCCCGCAGCGTCGACGGGAACGAGAATCGGGTTTCCGTCTAAGTCGAGACGCGGTTCCCCAACGATGTCGAGCTTCGGGACTCGTCGCGCACAACACTTGGCAAGCTCCTTGAGCTCTGAGAAGACGAATGCCGCATCGACGATCGCCTCCTCCTTTGCCGGTTGGCGAAGAGCCTCCACAGCGTCTCTGACCTCAACATTTTTCAACAGCCTGCTGGCGATTCTGTCGGCCGTTTTGGCGCTATATCCTGCCTTCACAGCGGCCTCAGACGCATTCTTGAAGCCTCCTCTCGCATATTCATTGACGAACGCCTGCTGTCTCGCATTCAGCATTCTCACCACCTCCTTAAAAACGTTTTCCACCCCGCAACAGACTGACATCGACGACGCCCAGAGAGATAGTCCCGAAGCGTTCTGATCGGCATATCAAGCATCTGGCTTATCTGCCGATAGGTATACCCCTGCGCCCGCAACTGACGCGCATGCTCTACGTCAGCGTTCAAATAGCGAGCGTTCACATGATCCTCGCCGATTGCCCGTCCGTTGTCGTTCACAGCTACAGTCATCCGGTGCTCGGAAGTAGCGTGGATATTCGAGCTTGACCTTTCGGATTGCGGCATCGATGATCTTTGCTCGCCTGAGCGAGTTGTCCCACGCGACTCGTCGCGCGTCGGCGGCAGCTCGAACAAGGCAAGCTGACGCCACTGGCGGGAGGAATCCAGAGACTCCGAGTTTTTGTTTTTGGTCATTCATCAGTGTTCCTCTCTCCAAAAGAGATCGATCTCCACGCGGCCGTGGGGACGGTCAGGCTCTCGGACTGCGGGCTCGAGCAGGTGGAAGCACCTGTCATCGATGCGCAGTGCCTGAGCGATGCCGTCGAGTGAAGACTTGAGCGACGCGATCAAGTTGTCCTCGTCGCGCGCCCGTCGGTCAGGCGGGAAGAACGTGCATCGATATCCGATGCTCCCATCCGGTACGGCCCGACGGCCCTCTGCTTTGCTGTATGCGGCGGCAAAAGCGACGCGCCTAGCAGCCGCTACGAGCTTGCGCTTGATGGCCCAGTGGCAGCGCGCATTCGGCGAGAGTCCATGTGCCGGCCACGGTAGGACGACGCGTAGATGCTTTTTTCTCATGGATATTTCCTCATCAGTCATCGAACCAGTCGCCCTCGAAAACCCACGCGACGAGCATCGCGAAAAGCAGGACGATCCCTATAAGGCATTCGATTTCGTCCATTTCCTTCCCTTTACCTATCTGGTTCCCCGTGGGATGATTGACATGCAGGGCCCTGAGAAGTTCTGCTTTGTTCAACCAACCCACGGAGGAATTTCTATCTATGGTTAGAGATGTTTTGTGTCGAGCCATTCGGGAGCGACACGTTGTTCAATTCACCTATCACGGCTACAGCCGTACTGTTGTGCCTGCCGCATGCGGACTAAGCAGCGCCAAAAACCTCGTGCTTCGCGGATACCAAACAGAAGGCGGTAGCCGGTCAGGACGGTCCGTTCCGTTTTGGACGCTTTACCGTGCTTCAGACATACAAGCGCTAGTCGATACCGGAATTCGTTTCGAAGTCGCGCCAGCCGGGTACAAGCCCGGAGATAAAGGAATCTCAGATATCTACGCTGAGCTTTAGCCTCGGCTCCGCAGTCACACGGGCCTGCCGGATAAGCGGGCTCGTTGTGCACTGCGCAGTCGGAGTCGTGGATTACTCCATTCGTCATTTAACAAACTCCTCTTCCCTTTTATCGGTCTCCGTGGAATGATTGATCAGTGCTCCCCAGCACATCCTTTCAACCAAACCACGGAGAAATTCAATGTTTAAATTTGAAGTTCCTGAAAACGACCAATCGGTCTACGAAATCACGACAGAGAGCGGGAACCACTACCTCATTCGTTGTCCTGGAGAGCGCTCATACGAAACTGACAGCACCATTCGTGATGCACTATTTGCATTCCGCGTCATCAACGGCAACGAGCATCTGGTACAACTGCGCAACCTCGATCTGATCGTCTCTGCTATTCGCCGGCCAGATCTTCCGATCGGGAAGCTTCGTCCTCGTCGCATGGGCGATCTGTTTTGGACACGTCCCGGAGAAGGTGCCTACGGTTTCCAGTACTTCGAATTGAAGTAAAGAAGGCGTGAGCCGTCTTGATCTTCTCGTCGTCCGCCGGGCAATAACCCTCAAAGGGACGCATCATTGCTTCGGCGGATGACTTGTCATAAGCGCAGTCCTCGAGAATCGCTGGAATGTCAAACTCAGCGATCCCGAGCGCGTTCGCTAGGTGCATGGCCGCGAGTACCGCACGGAGCTTGTTGTCCAGTCCCTCGGCCTCTCCGAAAACCGTGACCGACTCATGGCCGACACGGACCTCACCAAAGAACGGGACGAGCTTGTCACCCTCGTTTCTACCGCTCACGCTGAAATAGATTTCATTTGTCATTAGCCACCCCATCCTCTCTATCAACCACGGACGACTTAACAAGCTCTCTAAGTAACGAGTCTGGGTACACTCTTCCAGTCACGCCAGCCTCAAGTTTGTTTACCGCCTGTCGAAGTTTTTTAAACTTCCACTCGAATCCAACGTTGTTAGCCTCTGGTGGGTGTTCCGCGGCATATTCCGCGCAAAACCTAGCCTCCTTGACACAAGCATCGAACTCTTTTAGAACCTCTTTGATGTAAGACCCCGATCCCCGTTCCAACATGTCTCTCATGGCTTCAGCTCTTTCGTCATTTAGTCCTGACATCAGATAACCTCCTCGATGCTCATGATTCGTTTGCGCTGGCTCTCCCCCTTGAAGTAGAGAAAGACGCTCGAGCCATAGATGCGGTTAAAAATTCGTTCACCCAACTTCGCCTTGAGCGTGTTGGGGTTGCTTTCCTGCGTGTCGGGTTTCACATCCGGCAGAAGGTTTGTGACGTAGATCGTCGGAAGGTGCTTGCTGTATCGCACGTCCAGAACGGACATAAGCTGGGACTCTTCAACTGACGTGCCGACCTGCACGCCGATCTCATCGATGACAAGCAGCGGAGCACTGGTGAGCGCGTCGTATTCCGCAGTTTCAGCCTTGAATGCGTCGGCCTTTCGAACAGCACGGAGCACGTTCCACATGGCGACATACTTGCCCTGCACTTTGCCGAGAAGCTCCTGCAGAATCGCGCATGCCATCATCGTCTTGCCGGTGCCGCACTGGCCGTAGAGGCAGAAGCCGACGCCCTTTGGAGCGATCTTCTCGAAGTGGTCGACGTAGAGCCGGGCCTGACGAAGCGCCTCATGGAGCTGAGCATTCGTCTCGCGGAAGTCATTGAGCGTCTTGCCCACGAACTCGTCGGGGATGCGTGCGCGTCGCACAGCGGTGTCGTGAGCAGCCTTCGCAGCCTCCTCTGCACGCTTTTTCTCGAGTGCCTCAGCTTCTGCCTTGAAGCGCTCACGCTCGGCCTTTTCTTCAGGGGAGTTCCAACGCTCCTCAGCGCACATCGGACATTCAGGCGTATGAGCAACCTTTCCGTTGACGATCGCCTGCTCGACCGTGTACTGACCGTGCTTCGGACAGGTCAGCGTCACCCTTCGGACCCCCGTCTCCCTAAAAATCTTTACTACATCGTTCATCAGAAACTCCCGTCGCCGTAGTAGGCGTCATCGAAAATGAGTGGCTTGTTGTTGCGTTGTGCGTATGACTGGCTCTGCGGCCTGCTCTTGGCGAACTCTTCTGCTTTCGTCGCCCACGTTCTCCAAGCAGCCAGCCAGTTGCTGTACCGGTTGTCTTTGGAAAGGTGGAAGTTGACGAACTTTGTGAACTCGGCCTGAGCGTTGATGCTCGGATGCTTTGCTTGTGCGTACTCAAGGTATTCAGGCGGGATAGAGTCGTCAGGCGAGAAGGGACAGCTTGTCTTTGGCTTTGCTCTTGTCGCCTTCGGCTTTTCGACCTTTTTACCGTCGTTGGTAAGATGGTCGGTTTCCCACGGCGCTTGCGCGGGCAAGCTATTACTTGTTCTACTTCCCTGTTCTATTTCCCTGTTCCTATTCCCTGTTACATCCTGATTTTCGGGGGACCCTCTCCCCTTTTTTTGGGGGACGGTACCCCGATTTTCGGGGGAGGTATCCTGATCTTTGGAGCTCACCCATTCAGAAGCTACAAAGCCGATAAGTGCATACTCAGTGCGCAGGATCTGCCCCGTCTCAGGATCGCGGATAAACTCACGGCTGATGAACTCACCTTCTTCGAGTCGCTTGATAGCAGCCGTTATCGTGTCGGCCTTTTTGACCTCGAGCACTCGGGCGATCTTGCTTACTGACGGACAACACAAACCGGTTTGGCCGTTGTGGTAGAAAGCTAGTTCACGCAAAACGGCCTTAGCAGTCGAGTTACCGACTGTCTGACTTCTCGCCCATCGCTCAGCCGCATAAGACATAGCTATCCCTCGCAAACGCGACGCGTAAGCTTGTTCAGGTCAGACGCCTTCGCGCCTGTGATGCGAGCGAACTCCTCGACGTAATCGAGGCTTACGCTATTAGAAACGCACCAGTTGCGCACCGTCTGGCGGGTAACGCCAAGGCGCTCGGCGATGTCTTTCTGAGCACCGCGCTTCAACCCGTTGCGGAGCGCGTAACGCTCGAGCGCGATGGACACCGTTGTGTCGCGCATAGCTCCTCCATGTGGAAAGGTAAATTTACTTTACCTTATATTACCACAAGAAGGATAGCCGCACTTACCATACTTCCGTTAAATCTCCTTTTACAATGATCTTTCACTACGGAGGAGCTATGTCAGCAGTTAGCGAAAGAATTGGCGCTCTCGTGAAGGCGTCCGGCCTTTCGAACAGAGAGCTTGCCCGTCGGCTCGGGACGACTCACGTCACGATCTCGAACTGGTTGAACGGCGCATCGGAGCCGAACGAAAGCGGTCTCGAGAAGCTGTGCGAATTTTTCGAGGTCACGCCCGCCTATATCAAATATGGCGACGGCAACGCCCCCCAGGGGCAGACGATCATCACGGACGATGTAGTATCGATCCCGCTCATCAACGCCGAGGTCTCCTGCGGTCAGGGCTTCCTGAATGACCGAGAGCTCATCCTGATCCGGTTCGTCAGAGTGTCGATCGAGCTGATCCGGCGCTATTGCCCGACCGCGAACCTGCGGTCACTGCAGATCATGACCGCCTTCGGTGACTCGATGGAGCCGACATTGTGCGAAGGCGACTCTGTAATCGTCGACGTGTCGGAGAAGACGGTTCGGCGCGATGGAATGTACGTCATCCGCATCGGAGACGGTCTATTCGTCAAGCGCGTACAGATCATCCCCAGAGGCCTCCGCCTCCTTTCAGACAACGAGTTCTACAAGCCTATCGACACCACCGAAGAGGACATTGCCATCGTCGGCCGCGCCTACGTCGGCCTATGTTTAAAGCGCCTCTAACCCAAACCCCTCCACCACAAGAGCCGGGCCTAAGCCCGGCTTTTTTGCATCCCTATTTCGCAAGGTTTTGACATAGGTTAAACCTACCTTTCCAAATCCCCACGCATTTATTTGCCGCGCGCTTTCCACTTTTACCGTTCTATGGTAAACTCACTTTAACGTTACGGAAAGCATTGCTGTCCGCAACAATCTCGGCGCGCTACAGCGCCCCCTCCCGCGGACGAAACCCCGCCCTCCCGAGCAAGGAGCCTCGGCGGCGGCACGGAGCGAGAGAAAGGGACTGCAGCGATGTCCGAATCTCGGCACTTAGCTGTGTCGGGGACCGCCTGAGAAGCGGCTGCGCCGTTGGCTAGAAGGGTCTAGCGACGCGCAGTACAGCTCAGAACGGTAGTCGCAAAGGTCGCGCATGAAAAGTGAGCGGACGGCTGGAGGGCATCTTCCAGTGCGGTTGGGTTGGGGACCACCTGAAAACGACGCAAGCTCGCCCCACGAGCTAGATCAGGATCAGCTGAAACGAAGCAGAGTGCGATGCACCGAGCGGCCTGAGCGCAGACGATGCGCAGCCGCGCCCTGATCGAAAGCCGATCTAAGCGCCTTTCCGCAGAGAGGGCTTAGGTGGGTTTTCGGTACTGAAAAAGACAAAGGACGAGAACGCTACTGTTCGGCGCTACAATCATCATTAACGCTTCACTTTTTCGTAGGGATACGCTTATGAGCGACGTAATTGCTACAGTTTGGGACTTTGATAAAACGTTGATCCATGGATACATGCAGGATCCAATTTTTAGACACTACAACGTCGATCCTAAAGAGTTCTGGGCAACAAACGAAGCTGAGATCAAGCAACACGAGGCCAGCGGTCTCGTCATTAACCGCGACTCGTACTACCTGAACAAGTTCATCAGAATGAGCGCCAAAGGGCAGCCGTTCGACGGTCTCAATAACGACAAGCTCAAAGAATTTGGCAAAAAGCTAGATTTCTTCGAGGGTGCGATAGATTTGTTTACGAGAATCACACAGCTGAATGAAGATAAAACCTATCGTGATTTCGGCATAAAATTCGAAAACTACATCGTCAGCACCGGCTTCAAAAAAATGATCGAAGGATCGGATATTGCGAGGTTGGTTACCCATATTTGGGGAGCCGAATTGATTGACACTACTGACAAAGGGGAAAAACGCCTTTCAGAAATCGCGTACAGCCTCGATAACACGACAAAGACACGCGCGCTATTCGAGATCAACAAGGGCGTAGGAATTGTCAACGGGTCGACTATCGACGTAAATACAAAGATTGCTTATGAAGATCGACGCGTCCAGTTCTGCAACATGATCTATGTGGCCGACGGCCCCAGTGACGTTCCCGCTTTTTCCGTCATGAATAAACATCATGGTGCAACGCTTGCTGTATACCCGCACGGAGATCGCAAGGCCCTCCATGAAGTCGAAAAGCTCAGAAGAGACGGGCGCGTTCAAATGATCGCAGAAGCGAATTACACGGAAGAATCCACTGCGTCTATGTGGATAATGGAGCGATTGTTGCATCAGGCTAAAGAGATCATGGACGCAAAGAAGGCGAAGTACACGAAAGAGCCAGGAACTCCGCGACATCTCGTCTGATCCAGAGCCATATGATTGCTCTCCTTTCAGCCCTCGGCACAGCCGGGGGCTTTTTTTATTGCCTGAACATCATGCAAAAAATCAAAGACTTTGAGACCTTCGCCGCTGGGTACTTCCTCGGGCTCGGCATCAAGAATCCGACCGCCGAAGACATCTGCCGGCTCAGCGTTGATTGCAGAGCGTTCGCCGCTGCGCTCAGCTTCTACATGTTCACAGACCCCTATGTACTGTCGAAAGTGCGCACGCCTGACAAGTACGAGGCGGTCGCGAAGAACATCCGGTGCTTCATAGAGGCACTTCCTTGACGACTTTGAGGGCAAACGGCATGACGCAGATATGTGCCGATCTGGCGGCTCACTAGGCCAGATCCCAAAGCCGGGGCATCTGCAGACGAGAGGCTTTTGCGTTCACCCCGGCTCCCTCGACCCTTTCAACAGAAGGCATTCACGTGCCGCCGGCCATCGAAAGATGGTGTCTCTCCTTCGGCGGCATCTGAATGCCTTTTTTCATTTTTTCGGAGGCGTCATGAAGCGCGTCATTTCTTATCTCGAAGAGCTCGCCCGCCGCACCTACTTCGGCACGGACGGCACGGAGCCGGTGCGCTCAGGCTTCATCGGTTCCCTCATCGAGGGCCTCGAAGGACTGATCGGGTTCTTCGGCCTGGTGATCTTGCCGGCCATGGCGGCTGCCACCCTCTACCGCTGGATTTTTGATTAAGGAGAACGATATGGCTTGGAACTACCCCGACGGCTGCGGCCCCGACGACTACGAAAAGTGGTGCGGCCCCGACCCTGACGAAGAAGACGAGGATGAGGACGAAGAAAGTTACGACGAAGATGACGAAGGCGAGGTGCTCGAATGAGCTTCTCAGACCCGGTTCGAATCATCGACCACATCCCCCAGAATTTCGACATGAAACGAATTACTCGAAAGCGACCGCTACAGCAGCGCAAGCTCGCAAAGGCTCAGTCGGCGAAAGCTGCTGAGCCTTCTTCTTTTGAACCGCCTTGCGAACAAGTCTCGGCCATTTGGAAGGCAGTCGCCTTCATCGGTTCGTTGGCAATCGTGTTCGCGGCATTGATAACGGGAGGCTGGGAACGATGAAAACCATCAAAGACATCGCAATTGATCTCAACAGCACCGGCGCAATACCGAACATGGCCGACGCCAGAACGTACATGAAGGAGAACTTCCCAAGCGCCGTACTGACGTACTTCTCGGACAACCGCTCAGACAACTGCCTTCTCCGCGTTCTACCCAAGCAGCTCGAGGCATACGACTTTCACCGGTCCTTCCAAATCTCGATCGAGATTCACTCGTGTAGCTTGCGAACGATCGAGCATGCGGCATGGCTCATCTACCACGACTGGCTTGAGATCGCACAGATCAAGAAGCCTGACGACGACTTTACAAACGACGTTCCGTTCTAAGGAGAACATCGAATGACAGCAATCAGCACCGCGGCCATGAGCCGCACCGAATGGCTCAAAGAGCGAACCAAAGGCATCGGCGGCTCCGACGTCGCAACGGTCCTCGGCCTCAATCCCTACAAGACGCCGCTCGAACTCTGGGAAGAGAAGACGGGCAAGATGGCCGGCAAGGAAGCAGGTCAGGCTGCTTACTGGGGAACGGTCCTTGAAGACGTCGTTGCAAAGGAGTTCAGCCAACGCACCGGCATGAAAATCCAGAAGGTCAACTTCATGCTCTCCAAGGGTGAAGACGACTGGATGCGCGGCAACATCGACCGAGCAATCATCAACCCGGACATCGCAGGCCGCGTTTCCGTTCTCAAGCCGGAGAAAGCAGCCGAAGCCGGACGCCTTCTCTCTACGAACATCGGCCTCGAATGCAAGACCGCAAATAGCTTCATGGTTGACCAGTGGGGCGACTCTCAGGAAGCCGAAATCGTCGCAGGCAAGGTGGTAACGGATCACAAGATACCGCTGTACTACGAGACTCAGATCCAGTGGTACATGGCAGTGACTGGCATCGAGACCTTCTACGTCGCAGTGCTCATCGGAGGTCAGGACTTTCGCATGTATGAAGTCAAGCGTGACGAGGACGTCATCGACGCCATCGTCTCCAAGTGCAGAGACTTCTGGGAAAACCACGTGCTCAAGGACATCCCGCCGGCACCGGTAAACGTCGATGACATCAAGAAGATGTACTCGCGCGACAACGGCGAGATGGCCGAAGCCACGAACGATCAGGCTATCGACATTGGCGAACTCCGAAACCTGAAGGAGCAGATCAAGGCGCTCAAGGAGCAGGAAGAAGCCGTCGCCTCGCGCCTGATCATGGCCATCGGTGAGAAGACGGGCCTCACGCTCGGCGGCAAAAAAGCCGTCACCTACAAGGCCATGAGCACCACGCGCTTCAGCTCTACAGACTTCAAGAAGTCCCACCCCGACCTGTATCAGGCCTTCGCAAAAACCACCAGCACCCGCGTCCTCCGACTCGCTTAACCCATAAGGAACAAACACTATGTCTACTACCGACACTCTCAAACAGCAGATCGCTCCCGCCGCCACTCAGCAGCCTGCCGCCGTAGCCGAACGACCGAACCGCCCGGCAACGCTCATCGACGTCGTCCGCTCTACGGGCTTCCAGAAGCAGATGTCTCTCGCAATGCCGAAGAGCATGACGCCCGATCGTCTGACCCGCATCGTCATGACCGAATGCCGCAAGACCCCGGCGCTCCTCAAGTGTGCCCCTGAAAGCTTCTACGGTGCAGTCCTCCAGTGCGCGGCCCTCGGCCTCGAACCGGGCTCCGCTCTCGGGCATTGCTACCTGCTGCCCTTCGGCAACGGCAAGGACCGCTCCGGCCGCCCGAACGCACAGCTCATCATCGGCTATCGCGGCATGATCGACCTCGCCCGCCGCTCCGGGCAGATCATCAGCTTGCAGGCTTGGACGGTGCACGCACAGGACACTTTCAACTACCAGCTCGGCCTCGATCCCGACATTCAGCATGTGCCAGCATCGACCGCAGACCGAGGTCCTGTCACTCATGTCTACGCAGTCGCCAAGCTCAAGGGAGGCGGCATCCAGTTCGAAGTGATGAGCCGCGCAGAAATCGAAAAGGTGCGCTCGACTTCGAAGGCCGGCAACACTGGCCCGTGGGCAAGTCACTGGGAGGAGATGGCCAAGAAGACCGTCATCCGCCGCCTGTTCAAGTACCTGCCGGTGAGCATCGAGGCCGTCCGCGCCGTCGAGATCGACGAGAAGACTGACCGAGGCGAGGCAACGACGGACCAGGACTTCCTCGATGCAGAGTTCATCGAGAAAGGCGACGTGAACGACGCCGAGTACATCGACGACGCAGTCAACGAAAACAATTAACCCACCATCTCAACAAGGAGAAAATCATGCTCAAAGCCAAATCCTCTGAAATCATCCAGTCCGCTCTGTTCGACATCAACAATCAGTATGACAACCAGATCGATGACATCGACACTTCTCTCCTCGTCGAATCTGCCCTCTTGATCGCCTTCGAAAGCCACAAAAGCGAACAAAAGGAAGTCCTCCAGAATATCGTCCATTCAGTCTGCAACTACGCACTCACAATCGAGCGCGCCAAAATCGAAAACGACAAGATCAGCGCTCTGTTGTTTGCTTATGACGACACTGAAGAAAACGCTGAAGAAGAGGAGGAGTTCGACGAACAAGCCACAGCTGAAACGGTGCCCGTTGAACAGACGCCCGCGTTTGATCCAGAAGCGTTGAAAAAGATCGCTGGAACGTCCATGACTGTTGAAGACAACGGCGACATTCGCTTGAGCTTCACGCACAAGTAACCCACTCATGCCCCGCCTCGTGCGGGGCTTTCCGTAAGGAGGGCAAGGAATGACGCAATGGAAAACGTATCCGGACACGACGCCGCCGCGCGGCTTGCCGCTAAGGCTCGAAGTCAAAGAAAAGGATCAAAACACTGGCACACCGGAACCGTACTACGGCAAGACGCTTTTTCAGGGGTTTGCGGTTTTCGACGGGCACGACTTCATCCCGTTCGGCTCGTTCCACCGGCTGCCGATTTTTTGGGACGGCCGGCTAAACGCCTTCGGACGCGAGGATGTGACTGCTCGATATGCTCCGTGGGAGGATGAGGAATGAGTCAGACAGTAAAAATTGATGCCGCCGCTCAGGACGCCATTGCTGAGATCGTCGGCATGCCGTGGGAGAAGGACTACTTCGACAACACCCATGACAAGGACAGCGCGCACATCGCTACGGTGACGCGAGAAGGCACCTCCGTACGGATCTACGTCTGTGATGAATCGTTGTGTTCCGCCGATTTGTGGTCGTTTGAGGCCGAGCAAATCGGTCAGGCGATTCTCAACGCAGCGAAGGACGCAAAGACCTTCATGAAAGCTCAAACAGAGTGGTCGAGGTCGCAAATGCAGCGTCTCAACTGCGAAATTACGGGCGCTCAGAATATGTGGGGATACGGATTCTACGTGAACGGCAGGCATTATGAAGTCAACTTCACGACGCGCGAGAAAGCCCGCACCTGCGTCATCTTGAACCAAGCAGCAAAACCGATCTTCCATAAGGTTACCGATGACGTGCGCAAGGTTTCACAAGAGGATGCTGCACTCGTGCTCAAGACGTTCCTGCTATCGAAGATCAAGGAGGACGAGGAATGCCAGTCGAAATGAAAGAGGAAATCCGCAAGCGCGTCGCCGGTCATATTGGTGCGACGCAGGAAGATATGCGCAAGGCAGAGGCGGAGTGCGACGGAGAGTTGTGCCTGTACCCAGTAGACGCCAAAGGTACGCTGGGAGGCTTCTACCTCCTCCACGTCCCCGTCAAGGGCAAGATTGCGCCAACGCTCTTTCCGACTGAGTACTTCGTCAAACAGAAGGAGGAGGACGAATGACAGAAACAGAAATCGTCGTCCAGGACATCCGTCGAGAGCTACAATGGTCGTATCGAGATCAGTCAACCGCCAACCTGCTCGCACTCGCCAAGCGGCTCATCGACCACAAGGACACGGCCAGCATCGCAGACGCAGTCATGAAGTACACGACGGTGCTTTCCGCCGCGAGGCAGAGCGCAAACCCTGCCGCCCTTGACCGCGTGAAGCTCTCTGCATACATGCTCACAAACGCGCTGCGCGACTGGGAGGCGGCGCGTTGAAGGCAACGTCGTAAAATAGGAAAGCCCCCGTGCAGTGCAATGCTCCAGGGGCTTGGTTAACCTTTACGAAGAGGTATGTATGGATAATACCCAAAACAACGACGAACAAGCAACCCTCCCGAACTTCGACGCGATCCGCCATCTGGACGATGACGGCAGGGAGTACTGGTTTGCGCGCGAGCTTTACCCGCTCTTGGGATATAGCCGTTGGCAAAGATTTCAGGCGGTTATCGAAAAGGCAAAGACCGCATGTAAGTCTTTGAAAATCAACGACTCTGACCATTTTACCAACCTTGGTAAAATGGTCGACCTCGGTAGCGGCTCGTCTCGCGAAATTGATGACGTCGCCCTCTCCCGTTATGCCTGCTACCTGATCGTTCAGAACGGCGACCCGAGCAAGCCTGTCATTGCCGCCGGCCAAACCTACTTCGCGGTTCAAACCCGCCGCCAGGAACTCGCCGACGAGGAAGCCTTCGCCCAACTGGATGAGGATCAAAAGCGTCTGTTCTTGCGCAGGGAGATGAAGGAGCATAACAAACGGTTAAGCGATGCCGCGCATGACGCGGGAGTCGTCGAGCCAAGAGACTATGCCATCTTCCAGAACCACGGATACAAAGGCCTCTACGGAGGACTTAATCGAAAGGATATCCACGAACGGAAAGGATTGAAAAAGAGTCAAGAGATCCTTGACCACATGGGTCACGAAGAACTGGCCGCGAACCTCTTCCGAGCAACCCAGACCGAAGCCAAACTTCGACGCGAACACATCGTCGGGAAAAGGGAGGCGAACCAAGCGCACTATTCCGTAGGGAAGGAGGTGCGGGAAACCATTAAGCGGTTAGGCGGCACTATGCCTGAAGATCTCCCGACTCCGGAGAAGAGCATTAAACAGCTTGAACGTGAAGAAAAGAAACGGCTTGAACTTCTCGAGAAGAAGTAACCGCCCAATTTGAACCATTACCAGCCCTCGGCTCACACCCGAGGGCTTTTTTATCTGGAGAAACCATTGCCTAAAAGCCAGAAACCCCGCAAGAAAGGGCAGCGAGCAAGTGCGCAATGGGGACTTGAAGACGACGCCTTTCTTGGTGAACTTCAAGCGACAGGAAAATTCAAGGAACAACCTGAGGAAGCAAAATGAAGATTGACATCTTTGACACGACAGTGCCGGACTACTCTATACTCGACAAGAAGAGCCTCATGGAAAGCCTCGGCTATGAATCCGAAACCAGTCTCCGCAATGCGGTCGACTCCGGATTCATCCCGCCGTCGATGGACTACGGCGGACGTAACGGCGCAGGCCGATGGACTGTCGGCATGATCCGTAAGTGGTTCATGCTGAAAGGTGAAAAGGCCGTCGACGACGCTCTCCGCCGCCTGAACTACGTGAGCAAGATGAGCGTCTCTCAAAAGAACGCCTTTTCTACTGAATGATGCTCGGCGTGGGACAATCCGTGGGACAAAACAAATGACCACAACAAAATGCCCTGCGACACAACATGCAGCGACTTCCGCTTCTGATCTTCAGGCCCATCGACCTTCCGATCAATTCGCGGGGACTCCTACGGAA